ATCTAAACGTACTGGTAAAATGGTTAACGGAACATTTGTTAAAGATGAAAAGTAAGACTATATTATTCAGAGATCCTGTTGTAGAAAGAGTCTGCGATAAGTTTGTTAAACGTTCTGATGTTGGCTACGCTAAGTATGGTAGAACATTACATGACGAAAGAACTGGTAAACATAAAGATTTAGCTGGTTATTTAAATGACGTGCAAGAAGAATTAATGGATGCTATTCTTTATATTCAAGCTGCTAAAGAAGAGTTAACTGAAGATGATAGGGAAAACATTTTAGGTGTAAACAAACCTTTAACAGTTTCATCTGCACAATTAGACTGGGACGATGCGATCTCGCCAGTATAAGAAACGTGGTCCTGTTAGATCTAAAAAGGTTAAACATGACGGCATAATGTTTCAATCAGGTCTTGAAAAATATATGTACATAGCTTTAAAAAAAGCTAAGATCAAAGCTAAATACGAGGGACAAACTTACGAGCTTGTCCCTTCTTTTAACTTTATAAATAAATGTTATGAAAGACAAGCTAACTCAAAAGGTGAGTTCAAAGATAGAAGCGATAGAAAAATACTTGGCATTAAGTATACGCCTGATTTTATTGGAGATAACTTCATCATTGAATGCAAGGGAAGACCTAACGAATCTTTTCCATTACGCTGGAAGTTATTTAAAAATTATGTGGCAAAGAAAATGCCGAAGTATTCGTTATATAAACCACAAAATCAAAAAGAATGCGACGAAACCGTGAACTTAATTCTTGGGAAAAGAAAGATCTAGCTAGACGTATGTATAGCAAAAGAAAACTACAACAGTTTATTGACTGGAGCATACAGTCTAAGGGCTATTTAAAATATAAAGATTTAATTAAATATTCAGAAAAGTATGGCGAAACTAACATTATCAGCGTATCGCGCGAAGACCCGTAAAAAAAGACCGGGTATTCATGCTAAAAGCAAAACATCTGGCCTAAAGCATAGCGTAAATTATAAGAAAAAATATAAAGGACAAGGACGATGAAAGAAAGTAAACTTTTAGAAATGCAAAACAAAATTAAGTCTTTGACTAATGTTGTTCAGCAATTATTATATGAAATAACACATCTAAGGGAATTAAGTGTAGGAACTTTAGAAACTATAAAGTTAATGCCTGATTATCAAGATGCCATTGATGCTTTAAAAAAGCAAATGGAGGAAAAAAATAAAGAAATAAAAAAAGCAAAACAAAATGGAGCTATCGAACAAGATACTAAGTGATATTACTGTTTATATGAAGTATGCTAAATACGTACCTGAATTAAACAGAAGAGAAACATGGGAAGAGTTAGTAACTAGAAATAAGAACATGCATATCAAAAAATATCCTAAGCTTGTTGACGAAATTAATGCTGCTTACAAATACGTGTATGAAAAGAAAGTTTTACCGTCTATGCGATCGTTACAGTTCGGAGGCAAACCTATTGAAATCTCGCCTAATAGAGTCTACAATTGTGCTTATTTACCTATTGATAGCATTGAGTCTTTTAATGAAATAATGTTTTTACTACTTGGTGGTACGGGTGTAGGTTACTCTGTCCAACATCATCACGTGAATAAATTACCATCAGTTAACCAGCCTTATAGTAAAAGAACTAGAAGGCATTTAATTGGTGATAGTATTGAAGGTTGGGCTGACGCAGTTAAAGTCTTAGTTAAGTCTTATATGGGTCCTAAGAGATCATCTAAGATAACATTTGATTATTCTGATATAAGACCAAAGGGTGCACAATTAGTTACATCTGGAGGTAAAGCTCCAGGTCCACAACCTTTAAAAGAGTGTATTGTGAAAGTAGCAGGAATTTTAAACGATGTGGAAGACGGAGATAAATTAACTACATTACAAGCTCACGACATTGTTTGTCACATTGCTGATGCTGTATTAGCAGGTGGTATACGTAGAGCAGCTTTAATTAGTTTATTTTCAGCAGATGATGAAGCAATGATCGGCTGTAAGTCTGGACATTGGTGGGAAGAAGCGCCTCAAAGAGGAAGAGCAAATAATTCTGCTGTTCTTATGAGACATAAAATAAACAAAGGGTTTTTTATGGACTTATGGAAAAGAGTTGAGCGGTCAGGATCAGGTGAACCAGGTATTTACTTTAATAATGATAAAGACTGGGGAACTAATCCTTGTTGCGAAATAGCATTAAGACCATATCAGTTTTGTAACTTATGTGAGGTAAATGCTAGTGACATAAAAGATCAAACTGATTTTAACGATAGATGTAGAGTAGCTTCATTTATAGGTACATTACAAGCAGGTTATACTGACTTTCATTATTTAAGAGACATATGGAAAGATACGACAGAGAAGGACGCCCTTATAGGTGTATCAATGACAGGAATAGGCTCTGCCGCTGTGCTGCAGTTGGATATGACGGAAGCTGCAGATATAGTAGTAAGCAAAAACAAACAAACAGCTAAAAAAATAGGGATTAAACCAGCTGCAAGATGCACAACCGTGAAGCCTGCTGGGACAACATCTCTGGCATTAGGAACTTCATCTGGTATTCATGCATGGCATAATGATTATTATGTGCGTAGAGTAAGGGTTGGTAAAAACGAAAGTATGTACAACTACTTACTTAATAATCACCCTGATTTAATTGAAGATGAGTATTTTAGACCTCATGATACAGCTGTAATTAGTATACCACAAAAGGCGCCTAAAGGTTCTATACTTAGAACTGAATCACCATTTGATTTACTTGAGCGTATAAAAAAAGTAGCAACTGAGTGGGTTCAACCAGGCCATAAGCGTGGTAGTAACACTCATAACGTTTCTGCTACAGTTAGTTTGAAAGCTGAGGAGTGGGATCAAGCAGGTAAATGGATGTGGGATAATAGAGACTATTATAACGGGTTGTCTGTCCTACCTTATGATGGTGGTACTTATACTCAAGCGCCTTTTGAAGATATAGATAAATCTAAATACGAAACTATGATGAAGAGTTTAACTGACGTTAATCTCACTAACATAGTAGAGGTTGATGATGAAACTGATCTAGCCGGTGAATTAGCTTGCGCAGGAGGCGCGTGTGAAATAACATGATAGAATCATTTGTTTATGGTTTATTAGCTACAGGAATTATGTTAGCTATAAACAAGGTTGTTACAACTATATTTATAAAAGTAAAAAACAGCGGAATAGCATTAGTATATGGTAGTTTAGCTGCTAAGTTAATGTTTTTAAGTGTATTTACTTTAGTTATAAAAAACGATCTACAAAACTCTATAATATATTGTTCTATAATTTTAATAGGTATAATATACTCTAATTTAAATACAATACTAAAATTAAAATGAAACGATTAGCAATTATAGGAGGTATTGGCATGATGACTATGGCTGGTACCAACATGATCTGGCACGGTCAAAAATTAAATCAACAAAATGTGCTTAACCCAAATACACTTGCAATAGCAAGCGGCGCTTTTATAGTGTCGATAGGTATAACTATTAAAATATAAGTTATGTGTGACGGATGTCCGGGCGGATTTTGCCCATGGTGTTAAATATAAAAAGGGGAGGTCATTACGACTTCCCCTTTTTTGGTTACAGGAACTTTGGGTATGGTGCCCAGTTTTTATTTGTTCCTTTTTACAATAACTCTAACTCTATCAGCTTCAGTTTTCAAACTTTTAATTGCTGATTTAGAGAATCCCATATCTAAAAGTATTTCCACTTGCTCAGATTTGTTTAGCTTTTTAAGATTATCTTCATCAGTAGACTTTCTATATTTATCAATTAAAGCTTTTCTTTCTTTATCATACTGATCGTATCCTACTAATTCATTTTCAGGATATTTCTTCTTGTTAGCTTTTATTATTATTTCAACTCTTTTTCTTTCTGTTTTTATATTCTTAACAGCTTCTTCTGAGTATCCAGCTTTTATTAATATATCTTCTTGCTCTTCTTTATTTAGTTTTTCAACTTGTTTGTAGTTAGAAGATTTAGCTCTGTCCTCAGGCGTTAACTCAATAGTTTTCTTTTCATCTACTATCTGCCATTTAGGCCAACCACCAAGTAAAGCTACATCTTGCATAAAGTCAGTTTCTTCTGACATAGCTGCTTCCACATTATCGTACTTTTGTAAAGCTCTATCTAAAGGTATATTTGTAGTAGCTGATAAAACTCTAGCTCCAGCCATCGCTGCAGGATTATTCAAGCTAAATCCCTTGTCAAATATTTCTTGTCTACGTTTTTTACTATCAAAAGCATAAGCAGCTGATCTTATTTTACTTATCTTAGATCCTATTGGTGGTGAAAATTGCATAAACTTCCAAGTTGCATCAACATACTCAGGTCTTTTTCTTTTTGATCTTTCGTATATATCCATTAAGAAGTTTTTGCCAACTGAAACAGCTTGTCCACCAAAGCCTAAACCTCTTAACTGAGAATCTAACATGTTATTAGCTGTTCTGTAGTAAGCTTTAGTTTTCTTATCTTCATCTTCGTCAAAACCAATTTTAAATAATGCTTGTTGTAAAGCGTTAAATATTAAGTTTTGTACAAAACCATAATAAGCTATTTTACTCATATTTGTTTTAGCATCTCCTCTACGGTTAACTAAATCTTGAAAAGCTCTCTTCTGTAATCTAGCGTACTGCATAGGTGTATTAGCAAACATTAATATTAAACGACCAGCATCACTAGCTTGTTGTTGAGATATTTTAGCTGGATTAGAAGACTGTTGGCTTTCTTCAGATAATTGCCTCCACTCCATTGAGGCTATCTCCTTAGCCTTTGCTTCTGTTAAACCTTGATTTTTTCTAAGATCATTTATTCTATTCCTATAATACGTAGCTCCACCTGCAGCTATAGCAAAACTATCAGCATATTGTGTAGGTAAATATCCTTTCTTTAAAATATAAGCCATAACAGCTTTAGCTTTATTCTTACTAGTTGCAGCAGCATCAGATATTTCAGATTCAGTTATATTAAGCCTTAACCCATTACGCCTGTCTTTTAAGTAATCAGAGTTCATTAATTCTAAAAAGTCTTTCCAGTATTGTGGTTGATTAGCAAATGCAGCTCCTGCTTTAAGCGGGTTGTTAAAACTCCAATTAACATAGTTTATAGAAGATATTGTTTGAAGTATAGCTGATCTAGTATTAAAGAACATTATAGCAGCATTAGATCCATTTATATAGTCTAATATCTGGTTGTTAAGCTTGCTACTTTCTGAAACTCTGTTTCTACCAGACTTCATACGAGTTAAACTATTTTCAAGAGCTTTTCTATATTTAGGACCATATATAGCTTCAAGCTTGTTTAAGTTAGCCTCGCTAAATATTATGTCTGTATTTTGTTTCCACTCTTCTAAATACTTAGCCCTTTTAGTAGTGCTAATTAAGTCTATTAAGTCTGTTGTTATAGTTCCTACTAACCAGCTTTCTCTAGGTGTAGCGTACCCATCTCCTTTTGTTAAAGATAATATTTGATCTCCAAATGCTTTTAGTTTTTTGTTTTTGTTAACTACATCTAATAGTTCTCCTAAATCAGTTTTGCTCAAGCCAAACTTAGTCATGTCTTGTCCTGTCTTATCAAACAAGTAAGCTCTAACTGCCTCTTCATTAGTAAAACCTGTTGAGTTCTTTTTTCTTAAATCTTTAGGAACATCAAGAACTTTCTTTAACTCTTTAAAATCAGACATTAACTGAACTCTATCTTTAGATAAGTTATCCATAGCTCTTGAGTAAGGGTTTAAAAAGTTTTGTTTCCACCAAGCCATTTGTGAATCTCCAACTTTACCTTTGCCTAGTGTTTTATATAATAAACCTGTCATGTCTTCAGCAGAGTAAGGTATCCAAAACTTACCTTTGCCTTTGCTAGCACCTATTGTTTTAGCTTTAGCAGCTGAAAACTCTTTATAATATTCTATGCCAGTTTTATTTTCTAACATTTTATTAAAGTCTTGACTTAGCTTTGTTGATCTTGAAATTACAGCTTGCTGTACTTTAGATTTAACATCTAGCACTGACATTGCTTTTTTAACAGCTTCCACATTAGCAACAGCATCATCTGCAAAGTAAAAATCGTTATAACCCTCAGCAGCTTTACCTACAAGCCACTGTGCTTTAGCTTCACCTTCAGACCTACCTAACCCTATTATGTTTTCTTTTTTAAACTCTAAACCTTCTGACTTTAAAAACTCGTATATAGCTTCTCTAGCTTCAGGAGCTCTAGCTGTCAGCACGAATAAATCTTCATTACCTCTTGCAGCTTTTATTTTTTCAGCTACCTTAAATAAAGGACCACGACCACCTTCTCTTACTATGTTAAAATCTGAAAAGTCCATAACAGCTCCAGCATCTATTAACTTTCTTCCATATTCTGCAAACTGATCAGCTGTTAAAACTCCTCTTTCTGTTTTGTTTATTTTAGATTTAACCTCTGTAACAAACTCCTTAGGAAGTGCTTTTCCATACTCTATAGTTTCAGTATCTATTTCTATAAAATTATTTCCTAAATCTTCTTTGTACTTAGGTACATTTTCGTTAACTGATTTCTGTGTTTTTTCTACAATAAAATCTTTTAATGATCTTTCTTTTCTAGCTCTGTTTCTTTCAAGTGCTACTTCATTACTAGTTTTAGCATGTATCATATAAACATCATAGCCTTGCTCTTTAAGTTTATTAACTTTCTTCATCGTGGCATTATAGCTAGCACCTGTGCCATCTATAACCATGCCATCTCCAGCTTGTCTATATTTTTCCATTTTAGCTTCAGCAGCTTTTCTACCGGCAGCACCTATTTTAGCTCTAGCGCTTCTTTGTTCCTTGTCGTAACCTGCCTCTGATTCAGGTAAACCTTGTTTAGCTTTTTCAGACTCTATAAATATGTCTTGATTAACTACTTTCCAGCCTTCTCTTCCAAGTTCTAAACCTTTACCTATATTTGATTTACCAGACCCAGGTCCACCAATCATGAATATAGCTTTACGCTTAGGTGAAGTTTTACCAGGTGTATTAGGTTTGTTATAAAACACTAAACTTTTACTCGTTGCTAAAGTGTCATCTAAATCAAATACTCTAATTTTTTTAATAGTCTTATTGATCTTATTAGCATTAGCTATAGCTTTATCATTTTCGCTTAGATCTTTTAATATTTCAAAATTAGTTTTCTTAGTTGACCTGCTTATAACATTTTCACTAGCATTAAAATCTACAATATCTTTTTTGTTTTCAGCTAAAGCAACTTTTAAAAAGTCTCTACCCTCGAATTTACCTTCGTTTTTACCAACTCCTCTAATAGATCTTAAATCTGGATGCCTTTTTGTTAGCTCATTGTAATACCTAGCTACAGCTCTTAAATCGCTTACAAACATGTTTTGCTGTAAGCCGAAATCTTTAAGAATATTATCCATAGACTTAGGTATTATAGCTACTTCATAGTCTTTGAATATATCTGCTACAGCTTTTTCACCAGCTTTAGTAAGCTTACCATCTACAAAGTTAGCCTTATCAAAGAAAGTTTTAGTTAAATCTGTTATTACAAACTCAGCAGGTTTCATATGTTCAAAAACAAAGTAATCATCTACTAAAACCTGTTTGCCTTTTTTAGTTTCTAATACTTTTTTACCTTTTATACTACCTTCAAATATCCAACCAACAGGAGCCGCTGTTCTTAATATTGAACCCATTCCGCTTTTTAAACTCATTGTCCAAACTGCAAAATCTTCCTTACTTAATCTACCCTCCTGTAAAGCCTTGGTATACCATGACATTTGATTTACTAGTTCTTTTCTAGCTTCAACAGCTGTATCTCTACTATCTTGTAATTGTTTTTCTGTAAAGTCAGCTTCACCATCTTTAGATACTTCTGTTTTTCCTTTTACAGATTTTAAAGAAATGTCTTTTTCTGAATACTTATTACCTTCTAAGCTAAATATTTGTATACCGTCTTTTCTTAACTCTAGATCTGTTAGTCCAACTACACCAGTTTTAAAAACTCTTTCTTTAGCAGATTTTCTAACTCTCCTGTCTTCATAAAAATTAAAATCTAAATAAGTAGTATAACCAAAACTAGCAGCTATTTCATTTAACATTTGGGCATACTCAACTTTTCCAGTGAAAAAGTTAAATCTATTTGTCCCGTCAGGTTGTAAAATTATCTCGCCAGTTATAGGATCTTTATAACCACCATCAACAATTTTAGAAGCATCATAGTGATGACTTCCAACTCTCATAGCTAATGCAATATTATTTTCTAAAGCTTTTGCTAAACCTACACCAGTCTCTAAACCACCAACACCAAATGCTTCTTCTATTATTTTATCCTCTATATAGTCTCTAGCGGCATTTCTAAGTCTAGTAACAGTTTCAGACTCTGCAGCATGTTTGTTTTTACTTAAGCTTTCAGTTCCTAAAACTTTGTCTAAAGTTTTTTCAGTGTTAGTAATAGCATTTCTATCTATTATCCAGTCCATTTTAGAAGACTCTGTAAGGTCAGGATTTTCCGATGCATCAAATAGCTTAGAAAACCTCATAAATGTTTTAGCTAAATCGTTAGAAGTTTTAGTTTCTATATTACCTTTTTTATCTCTAGGAGTATTAATAATAGATCCGTTTATTCTATTCATTTCGTTATCACCCTTTTGTAAGGCAATTTTTATTTCTTTAGCTAAAGCTTTCTCATCTTTAAATCTTACTTTATCTACGGCAGCAATTACATATGGTTGATATGTCTTTATGTAGTTATTAAAGTCCTCAGCATCTAAATCGAATATTCTCTTAGTTGATCTACTTATCTCAGCGCTAGCTATCTGACTTTTTAGTTTTTGTCTAAAATCACTTTGTAATTCTCTACCGGTTAGCTCAGTTAAATCTTTTAATCTAGAGTCTATAGCATCGTTAGTTCCAGATGATTCTAGTATCTGCTCTACGACAGCTTTACCCATCAATTGACCTGCTATGCCCTGTTTCCTTGTTTGTGCCTTAAAAGTCTCGAAAAAAGCTTTTTTATTAGCTGGCGAGTTAAAGTCAAACGTTGGGTTTATTCTTATAAATTCAGGTTGAGAAGTAACACCGTGTAGAGACTTTATCATTTTATCAGTAGTTTTACCAAACCAATCGCTAGTATATCGAGGTATAAAATCTACAGCTTTGCCACTAGCATCTTTTACCAGCTGTCCGCCAACAGACTTCTGAACCATACCTTTAGGTAATGTTGTTGATCCTTTTTTATTAAACTCTCTAGCAGCTATATCACTAAAGTAAGAAGACTGTATGTTCTTAACTATTTTTTCAAAGTTTTCATTGTAGTAGTTTTCTAAGCTTTTACCAGTGCCCATTGATTTATATATAGGTCCTTCTTTTATATCTCTACTTTGAACAACTTGCTTTCTTATGTCTCTTAAAAAGTTAGACATACTTTGATTAGGTCCTCCTACATTAGAAATATCTGATAGCTTATCAAATCTAATTTTTAAAGAAACCTCTTTTACATATTCACCAGTGTTTTGCTTTTCGTTATTTACTTCTACCTCTTTAGGTAACCCAGTTCTATCTATTATAGTTTTTGGCTTTTCACTTTTTACTTCTCTATCTTTAGCTAAAGCAATGTCAGTAGCTTCTTCTGGTGATATAAATCCAGACTCTAATGATTTTATTTCTCTAGAAGTTTCTTCTGGTGCTCTATCTAAAGATACCTCAGATCCCTTCTTTATACCAAACTCACCTTTTAATACGTCTCCTTTTCTAAAATTAATTCTAGGCATTATGTATCCACCAAAAGAGTTATTTTGCTCAGGATTAAAACTTGCAATATCTTTAGCAAGTTTAGATCTAACCTCTTGCATAAAAGCTTCTTTACCTGCTTTTAAATTACTAGCTCCAATTTTAGAACCTATGTATTTATTAAATATTTCTTTTATATTATTATTGTTTTTGCTTAATAAATCTCTAACAACTGACTCAGATTTCTTTTTCCATGCTTCGTTGCTAATGCTATACACGCCATCTCTTTTACCTCCTACTATACCATCAAGCTCTTTATTAGATCGCTGCATTTGCTCTTTAGACATATTAGGATCAAAATCTTTTAGCATTTGCTCAGCTTTAGCTTGAACTTCTGGGCTTGTATTGCCAAGCCTAACGCCTTGAGAAAACCTTTTAATAAATTCAAAAGCATCTGCACCTTTGCTAAAGTCTAAATTTTTAAAAGGAGTATTGCTCTCCATTAATATACTTATTTTTTCACCTGCTTTGCTAAATGAATTTTTAGATGCAAAAGTCCCACCAGCTATTACTTCAGAAGTTATAGCTACTACCTCTTTGTCAAACTCTCCTAAACCTCTATTGTTTAGTATTGAATCTACTTGTTCTTTAACACTGGCAGGTAAAGAGTTTTTAAATTCTTTTATAAAAGCTGTAGCTTTAGCTTTTGACATTTTGTCTAAAACATTATCAAATAACGGGTGTGTTATTTCATGTATATCTAAAGAAGTTGCATAAGTATCATATGCATGCTTTTCGTTTATATATATAACGGGTTTACCAGATTTAGACTTCCCTAAGAAAAAACCTTGAGTATCGGATTCGTCTGTTTTTATCCCTTCTTCTACTAAAGCTTTTTTAAATTCGTCTGGGCCTAAAGGTTTGTATTCTACGTCTTTTAAGTTTACTCCGTCTCCATAAGTATCTAACACTTTTTGCTGTAAAGACTTTCTATTTTTATATGCTTCTTCTTTAGCAAAATTATTTGATGATTTTTCAATTTCTTCTATTGATTTTTTTAAAGAATTTATTTCACTAGATCTATCTACTCCATCATCAATTGCCAACAACTCTCCTATTTGTTTCTTTTTATTACTTAAATCCCTAGCATAATCAAACCAAGTTGACATAGCTTTCGTGCCATCTTGTATACCACGCTCTCTACCTTGAATTATCCACTCATGCATCAAGCTTAGATTTCCTAATATCTCTGTTCTAGCCCTGTTGTTGCCAGAAAAAGGACCTCTTGGATCTAATATTATTCCAGCTGTTCTATCCATGTTAGGTACAGATAATGCTTTTATAGCTATATCTGTAGGTATTTCTGATCCATTAGCCATCAATTTCCCAACAGCATACGTATCAGCCATTAATTGCTCTCCACCTTCATCTCTTAGGCTTGATTCAAATTCCTGAAGTTTTAACCCTTGCTTTAAATTGTATTTAGCAGTTTCTAAATCTTTCTTTCTTTTTTGTTGCTTTTCTGTTAAATTTTCTTGATCTAAACCTTCTTTTTTAATTAACTCTTCAAACCTAGACTCTACCTCAGCTTCAGAAAGCTCACTAAGTTCAAAACCATTAGCATCTTTAGTTTTTGATTTAAACTTATTTAACAAATCTAATGCTCTAGCACCACCACTAGCATTAGCGTTCATTTCACCTCTGTAAAAAGCTACGTCATTTTTAATAGCTCTTTTCATGTCTTGAAGACCTTTACTTAGGTTTACAGTACCAAGTGCTGCAACCATCATCCAAGTAGATACAAGGTTGTCTAGTTGAAGAATATCTACATTTCCATCTCCGTCTGTATCTAAATCATGACCAGCAAGTATAGTTTCACCTAGCTGACCAGCTGTCATTACGCCAGTTCCAACAGTTGGCTTTGTAATTCCATTTACTATGTTGTTGAAAGTTTTAGAGCCTTTACTTAACTGATAATAAGCTTTCCTATACGATGGAGATTTCAACATCTTGTTAGTAGTTCCTTTTAACAAACTACCAGTTCCAGCAGCACCAATAGCAAACAAAGGATTCATTCTTTCCTCACCTAACGGTTCCATAACTTTATTTCTAGCTTCTATTACTGCAGCTTCTGTAGCGACAGCTGTAGTAAACTTAGCTATAGGCTTTTGGTATTTACCAAGTCTTTTGCTGTTCATTATAGCTTTTTCAAAGAAGTTTTCCATTTGCTTTAGCTTCTGAGGACCTATAGCTTTTCTAGTATATCCAAATTCTAAAGCTATTTGAGCAAAACCTAATAAACCTTCACCTGTAGTTTGCTCTATAACACCTGGATTAATTTTATCTTCAATTTCTTTAGATCTTTCAGCTCCTAGTCTCTCTCTAGTAAAGTTATAAAACTGTTCCATCTCATCAGTTTTTCTTAGATCTTTATCTCTATAAGGAACACCTGGGCCACCTAAAGCTTTATTAACATCACTTACTTTATCTACAACACTTTGACCAAATATATCTAAAAAGTTTACGTTCTCTTCCGCGTCTGTAGGTTTATAATTTAAAGCTATTGACCTTTGAACAATCATTAATTGATCTAGCTTTTCATTATATTTTCTAGCTAATATGTCATTTTTATTAATATACTTTAGACCAGGAACAAGACCTCCTCCAGCCATGTTGCTTTTTCTTTGTAATGCAAACGGAGAGTCATCATCTTCAAATCTACCTAATTTACCAGCTAAATAAGCAACCTCATTTACAAGTTTATTTTCAGCAGTGTACATTTCTTCTAACGTGCTGTCACCCCAAACTGATTCAGCTTGTGCACTTTTGTAAGATTCATTTTCCACATCATCACTAGAAGCTGAAGATCTTTTTATAATTTTACCTTTAGTAGGATCATACCACTGGCTAGGAACACCATCTTCACTAAAGCTAACTAGTTCTTGGTTTCTTATTTCTTGTAGCTCTTTCTTATAAGAAGATATTTGTTTTAAGATTTCTTGCTGCTCTGATTGAGGAGCTTTTTTTAATTGAAGTAATGTTAACTCGTCTTTTAAAGACTGCAAGTTTCTATTTAGTTGACTTGCTTTTTGAGCTGGAACACTAGTGTAAGTCTCAGCTACCTCTATATTATTTAATATAACGTTTTGCTGAGCTTGATTTATTATTTTATTTGGTATATTAAAAGTACCGTCTTCGTTTTGTATAGAACTTCTTGATATTTTATTTTCGTATAATAACTTACCAATCTCTTTGTTTAATTCAAAAGTTTCTTGGTATTGACCTCCTAAATAAACACCATAATCAACATTAGCTAACATTTTTTCATCTTGAAATATAGCTTCTGTATTTTTTTCCTCTTCAGTTTCAAATTCGTAACCAAAATCCTCTATCAACTGCTTGCCTGCTTGCATTATAGGTTTAGTCATGAAAGGATCAATCTCTCCAGAAGACATTGGTTTGTCAAGTTTTATAAATTCAAAGCCTTCAGACGCTGGCTTACCTTGCATAACTGAGTTAGTGTTATCCCAGTTATTTAACCACCAGTTTTTACCTTCTAAACTTTGATTCCAATCTTCATTATCACTAGAACCGTCTTGGTTAATTACAGGTTTCATAAACTCAGTGTATATAAACTTTTCATCTGGATCTAAATCTACGTCGTTATTCTCAGTAGTTACCGGTTGTTTTTCTTCTTTGACTATTTCTGGCTTTGTTTCAGGTTTTACATTATACTGCATTACTTTAGCCTTGTTCTTAGCTAAGTAATCAGAAAAAGTTAAACCTTCTAAAGCGGCAAGTTCTTTAATTTGACTTTCAGAAAATGTTTCGCCGTTTATTTCGTACATGTAGTATTATTTTATAAAACTTTGTAATGGAAGCTTTTCACCGTTAGCCACGGCATTTATGTATGGTAAAACTATTTGTTGGTATGCATCGTAAAAGTCATATCTTTGAGAAGCTGTTGTAGCTTTGTCAGTAAATAAATCTTTTAGAGTTATTCCAATTGGGTTTCCTTCGTGTGTTAGTTCTAGATCAGCAAATTGAGGATAATTTTTAGCTCTGTTTATTATTGATATTATGTCCTGCATTAAAGGAGCAGCACCAGTCATTTTAAATAAACCTTCTTGTTCTCTTACACCTTTACCATAATCTTTGTTTAAAAATGGATTTATAGGATACATTATACTTTCGTCTCCTCCTGAATATCTATCAAAAACACCTTTACCAAAAAGTGCTTTTAAATTTTGTTGTCCTGAATCTGCTGAGTCAGCTTTTTGAAACGTTCCATTTCCTAATCCACGCATAACTTGTGTTGTTGTAAATACAGGTCTACCAACTTGATCAGTTGAGCTTTGGAATTCTTTTACTAAATTTACAGCTGTTGTGGTATTTTTACTTACAGCACTTTTTGTAGCTACACTACTATTGTAGCCTTTTTCTAAGTTGTCTAAATAAGATTCTATTTCAGGACCAAACTTCATGTTGTCTTTACTGTTAAACTTACCTCCTTCTAAATATTCTATAAAGTTTCTATATCCTTTACCATTACCTAAATTAAATACTGTTCCAGGTTCTTTAACTTGTGTAACTTCTTCACCATCGTCATTAAAAACTTGCTCAGTCACTCTACCTATATATACTTTAACATCATCACCAGATTTTTCTATAGTAGCGTTTGCCAGCTTTTTATTATAATTTTCTTTATAAGTTTCAAATTTTTCTTGAAGTTCACCAGGAGTAGAAGATGTTAAATCTTCAACCATAGGGTTTATGTCGTCATTAACGTCTCCAACAAATTTATCAAAAGTAGTATTTCCAACTACAGGATTGTTTTTATTATTAGAACCTCTAGGAGAGCTAGGTTTGTATATTTTAGGATCACCAACTATAGACTCATCTCTTTCAGTACCGTTTAACTTTCTAACCATATCTACTGATTCTTGAGCTAGCATTTGTCTCATTTCAGCCTTTTGAGCATCAGACCCAGTCCACTCAGTGTCTTGCTCTAGCACATCTGCCCAATAAACTTTACTATAAATAGGATCTTCAGCCATTTTCTTTATAGTTGTATCAGTTTTAGCTATTTCATCTACTAAACCTTCCATAGCCTTAGTGTTAACTTTTAATGTAGAATAATTAACGCCTCCATTGTCTGTCTTAGTATAAGAGTAAAAATCAGTACTTAAAGTTTTATCATTGTCTACACCACCAAGCCTAGATTTAGCATAAGAGGTTAATCTATCTTTGTATTCAGGAACTCGTAAAAACATATCTCTATCAGAGTCTTTAGCTACAAGATATTCGTCAACATTAAATACAGTTCCGTTTTTATCTTTTAATATTGTTTGACCTAAATCATTAGAAATTATACCAACACCGCTTTCACCGTTCACCCAGTCTTGTAGAAGTTTAGCCTCATTTAAGTTCATGTTAGTAACACTTATTGCATTTTCTTCACCTATTCCAAATCTTAACGATTCTTTGAGTTCTATAGCTTCTGCAGCAGCCTCTGACATACCGGTTGTATAAGTATCAATAGAGTTACTTATATTTGTTATCATTTTAGCGCCAACAACAGGGTCTATATATCCTTCTTCACCTGGAAGTTTTTGCATGCCTTGTCTTATTTTTACAACTTCATTTATTTGGTTGTTCCAATAGTCGTTTTGCTTGCCTTGAAATGTTTCACCGCCTCCTTTTACACTAGATACCTTGTCAAACATTTTACCAGCTAAAGCAGCGTCTTGCTTTTGTAAGTCTAGTATTGCTTTTCTATTAGCATCTCTAGCAGCCTTAACTTCTTTCATTCTAATTCTTTCTTCTCTCTGTCTGGTTATTTCAGTATTACTAATATTAGCCATCTCCTGACCAATGTTAGGTAGTCTGGGAGTGGATATTTTACCTCCGTAAGAAGAGCCTTTGTAAGCGTTTGATGCTGTTACTGCCATAATTAATTATTGTTTAAAATATTATTATCCACCTATGAAAGGATTAGATGAGTTAGCATAGTCTTGAAAAGCATTTCCTGGTTGCGTCGAAGCCATCTTGCCTCCAGCAATATATTGAGTAGTAGACCCAGCAAAGTTCATCATAGACGATGCTGTTCTAGCACCTTGACCTATTCTTGCAGAGGCATAATAATCTTGCATTCCTCTATAATAATCAACCTCTGAAGCAGCTCTTGATATATCAGCAGCTTCTCTCATTTCCTGAGCATTAAACATAAATGCTTTACCTTGAGCTTGATTTTCTTGTACTCTAGCTTTTTCAGCTTGCGTAAGCTGTTGAGCTTGCATTTCACCCTTAGCTGATAGTTGTTGATTAGTAGCTTCTTGTTGTTGTATACTAGCTGTAATACCTCTTTTACTTTTTAATGCTGCATTTGCTAAAGCAGTTGCTCCACCTGCAGAAGAGCCTGTTTCTCTTAAGGTATCTAAAGTATTAGCTAAAGCAATGTCAGCCTGCTCCATTTGCATAGTAGCGGCTTCTGTAGCTACAGCTAAATTAGCATACGGATTATCCATTCTCATCTCCTTAGTATCAGAGTATGGGTTGACTATAGCTTGTCTGTTTTCTTTTAAATCGTCTAAAGTTTCTTGAGCAGCATCTTTTAGCTCCTCTTGTCTTTTCATTTCTTTTTTCATTCTTCTACCAGCAACTATATTACCCACCATCTCTGATGAACCTCCTAAAAGTTTTCCTATGCTGCTTAAAGCTCCTATGCTTAGTTGTCCGCCCATAATTTTATTTTTTAATAAGATGATATTACAAACTCAGATCCAACTGAAAACATTTCTTTCATACCTCCATAATCAGTAGTAGAGTCTGTTTTTAAAGTTACGATTGAGTAAAAACCTTTTATACCTGAAGACGCTGTTCCAAAAACAACCTCACCTGGTTTTACTGTTGAGGCATTTTTAATATTTGAAAAGTATTTATTTTCTTTTCTATCAAAACCACCTCTTAATATTTGTGTGCTAGCTGGTAGAGTGTCTGGGAACTGAGTAACTATAGGTTGAGCTCCTGCTTGTTCTTGAACTGTAAAAGCGCCTTCGTAAAAACTTTTTATTTGATTAGCCGTATCTACATTTTTTATTGTAGCTGGATTATTAGAGTCATAAGACAACGTAACTGAGTCAGTACCTGTTTGACTAGAATACATCATTGCCAACTCCCAACCGTTAGACCCTTCGTAATTTACTGTTTTAAAGTTTTTAACTACATGAGGATTAGCATTTAACACGGTTGTAATATTACTATCACTTGTTACTTTGTAAAATTCCCCTCTATTGACATTATCTGAATAATGTTGGAATAATCCAGACTTTCCAGCTTGAGTACCTAAAGGATCTCCTTTGTCGTCGTATATAATTTCATTTTCAACTAAAGTTTTAGTGCTGTAAAATTTATTTTTAAAGCTAAACATCTGATCAGGAGCATAAGTAAAGAAACTTACCCAACCTTTTACTCTTTCGTCATAATTCAACGTTTGAAAATCTATTTTAATTCCTTCTGAGCTAGCTTTTTCACCTTGCTCACCTTCTGGAGTATCAAAAGTTACAGCTTGCTTGTAATACCTTTGAATAGATACAGTATAACACTTATTGTGACTATCCCAAGCTCCCTTTATAGAATCTTTAACAACTGCTCTAAAACAAAGTTCAGGAAGCATGCCTGACTGTAACTGAAACTCTTCAGAAAAATAAACTTTAATTTTCTCCGGTGTAGCTAAATACTCTACATGAGATACATAATATATAGTGGGATTACCACTATTCATAATGGTCATGCCTGGAGATATTGTAGTCCATAAATCTTGAGGATCTCTCCATATTTCAACACCTTGTATTATATCTCCAACACCACCTATAGTGCCGTCAGCTTTAAAAAAGTCTAAACTTTCTGGCTGGCTAAAACATAAATCTATATTTCTATAATTTTGATCTATAGAATTTAAGGTATCTCTAAAATAATCAAACATACCATATTCAGATACTTCAGTAATACCGTCTCTTGATAATCTTATTATTGCATTTCTATTTTTATCAGAATAGTATTTTCTAAAGCCGTGATGAGCAAAACTTTCAGGACTGTTACTTACTCCGTAATCACCAGCGTATGGAGTAACAGGACCAATTACAACTTTACCAGCTGTAGTAACTTGTCCACCTTCAGCAGTGTATATAACGTCTTTATCTATTAGAGCTTGACTAGTTTTATTCTCTTGTATAACTAAAAGATTTCCATCGTCGGAGTGTATTTTATTAACAGATCCATACTCTGGTTGAATAGTTCTTGTAATATCTTCGCCTACACTAAATACATTAGTTTTGTTAACATCTGTTCTATTGTTGAGAGGGCCTGAATATATAAGAGAAGATTTTCTTCTTTGAGAAGTAGCGTCAGCATCTACTAAGTAAGCTCTAACACCTTGACCTACTATATCACTATTATAACCTCCTTGTATTCTAGACTCCTCTAAAGAGAAACCTAAACCATTCATATACCAAGTGTCAGATGGGTTAGCTGATACATTCGCAAATGTTGTAGTAGGAAACTCAGGATAACCTGCAGGATCCCAAGGTAAACCAAAAAATCCACCGGTAGGGCCAGCTTCGTAAATTCCTGGTATAGGATCAGCAACATCGTCCCAGTCAGGTCTTGGCTTAACAGTATATACTTTTTCGCCTCTAATAGCTACTTTTTTAAGAACAAAAGTGTTAAAATACTTTACTTCTAATATATAACTCATTATATGAATTTTACGTATGTAGATAAATAGTCAAACTGTGAGCCACCTGTTATTATTCCTGTTTGGTTAGGATCACAATCACTCATAGTTATTTTAAGTTTATAAACAGTATTTGTAGATACTTGACCACTGCTAATAAAACCGTTTATAGTTTGCTTATTTAATACTATGTATGAATGTGGCATTATTGTGTATAGTCTAAACATGTTTGTGTGGTTGCTACTAGCGAATCTAGTTATGTTTCCATCTGCACCTGCTACATTGCTTATTTCCGCTTTCCAGTATAGCTCAGCACCATTAACATTGTAAACACTCCCTGTTGCTAAATTTCCTTGTTTAGCTCCGTTATAAAAATAGTTTTCGTCAGACGTTATGGCAGCACTAGAAGGTGGTGGAGGAAAATAGTTGGTTACTGGGGTTCCTATGTACTTCATTACACTAAAGTCATTTCCTTGAGTTCCATACACTCCACTAGGATTTTGACCAGTTACAAAGAAGTTTATAGGATTATTTTGGCTTCCGCTACCGTTTATGTTAGGATTTCCATTTTCACCAGGGAACCACATAACAACGTTATTATTATTGTAACCTATAAAGTTTGGATTATTGAAATAAGGTTTTTCATTTATTAATTCACCTATGAAAGATAAAGAAGTAGTAGTTCCAGAGGAAGTTATTGTTGCTGTAAAATTAAAAGTAAATGTTGGATTATTTTGTAAAAATACAAAATCTTCTGCAGCTGTTTTTACAACATACGAGCCGCTTGAACCTGATAAAGTGAACTTACTAGCAATATTACTACCTGTAGATGTTATTACAGAGTCTAGTGTTACTGTGTGTGGTTCAACTATTGTTTGTCCGCTAGTGTTTGTTAAAGCGAAAGGTAAGGTTACATCTGAACCAGTAGCCATAGATTCTTTTTGTAAATACTGTAAAGAGTCTCCTTGTGAAGTATCATTGCCATCAGTATCTTGAAAACCTCCAGGGTCAGCAACAATATCTTGCGCTGCGTTTAATTGAGATATTAAACCAGTTGTACTTGTTTCGTAATATATATCTATCTCGCTTTTTACAGGTTCCGTTTCATAAACAGCTAAAGTCTGAAACCTAGCATTAACGTAGCCTGGGCTAGGGTCTCCATTGCTGTCTTCATAACCGTCAGGACCCATTCTAAAAGAGTTAGAAGAAGTTATTGTTGCTATAGGTAAAGAAGCAGAACTAGTTAGTGGTATGCCATCATTGTAAAAATCCCACATATCACTAGTCTCTAGGTTGTAATCGTTGAAAGCAGCTATAGTAGAAACAGTGTCAGCTTTAAAAGGTTGTTCATCTCCTGGAAAAGCCATCAAGTTAACTTTAAAGTTTTTAGGATTTACTCTTGGAAATAATGAAACATCGCTACCTGCAAATTTACTATCTCTTGGACCTACATTTATTAAAGATCTAGGTATTTTGTTTATATTATCACCAGAAAGTTCTACTTGAACTTTGTTTTCGCTAGCTTGATATAAATATTTTATTTCTGTAGGTGAACTAGTTTTTATAGTTTTAGGAGTTAAAGAGTTTATACCTGACAAATATACATTATAATAATCTTGCTCTTGTTGTTTTACAACTATTTTATAAGAGTACCATCCAAGTGGATTATAAACTGGATCGTATAATCCCTTAGTTCTTGAGTTTGAATCACCAGGTTCTATTTTATCATCTAAATATATTTTCAGCGAGTTACCAAACCAAAGCTGTATACCTGTCCCAGCTTCAGGTATGTATGGAACATATAAAGATGAAGCTCCAAAGTTTTTACCACCATCAACAACACTACTAACGTCGTAACTAGATAATATTACTTCAGATTGTCTACCATATCTATCTGCTAAAACAAAACCAACTTGATAAGTTCTATTCTGTTTTAAAGAGTGCAATGGATACTCTCTAGAAGCTACACCTGTTTTTGATGTTTCGTTGTAATCTAGTTTAAAACCTGAATTAACTCTGTAAGGTATTGATTTTGGAAAACTTTGTCTATCTATATAGTTACCAAAAACAACTCTATTACCTACAGAAGCCATTGTAAGAGCTCTAACAGGTACTTTATCATAAACTCTAGTGTTTTCTTGCTCAGGCAATACTTTTATTGGGTTGTTGCCTATGTATTGATACTCTATGTAGTCGTTATTAGGAAAGTTAGATATAAGATCTTCCACGCTTAAGGATTCGACTACGTGTATATTAGTGCCTTTATCTTCTTTATATAGTATTTCTAAATCTGATATATGAAAAATATTATCAAGATCATCAACGTTACAAGGTAATTTCACAAATAGTGATATTTGCTGTACTAAGTTTTGAAAAAATGAAACGTGACCTGAGTTTTTAATTCTTGCATCGTGGTAGTCTAAGAAATGACCAAATTGCTCTGGTATAAAGCAAGCTTGTGTAAAAGGAGCTATTAAAGAATATTCGTTATCATCGAACTTAAATCTATAACTAAACCTAACAAACTTCTTTTTCAAAAAATCAGAGTCTCCAGCAAAAGAGTTGCTATAATCTGGATTTTCGTAGTGGAAATAAAATTTTATACCAGTGTTATTACCTGTAGTACCGTTAACAGCATCAAATATTTTTACTAAATCACCATTATTACCGTTTAAAGTAACAAGCTTATAATCTATACCAGAGTAACTACCATTTGACACAGATACAACTGTTACAGAGTTATTCTTAGATAAGCCTGGTATATCTTTTGATGTTAAAAATTTAGCTTTATTGGATCCTAAATAATCTTCATTAAACAACTCAAAATTATCTTTATACCTTAAAGGTAAAACCATATTAGTACTACTGCCAGGGTTTGTTAAAAGAGTTCCACCACCAGCGTCAGAAATAGCAGTAATAGAATAAGTTAAGAGTTTATTAGTTTTATTGACCATAGTTGTAACAGGGTTTGCTACGCTTCTTGTATGAAGTTCTATTGGTTGGTATGGATAGTATTTTGCTAAAGAAACGTGGTCCTCACTACTGTACAGACCTCCGTTTATATTTAACTTTCTAGGTTGGTTCCTGTTGTCAGTCCAAAATAATTGATCTTCTATTATAACGGCCTCTACTCTATTCGTTTTGGAAAAGTTTAACCAATTACCTTGAGCAGCTACTGAATGTGTATTAGTTTTTAAATCAACGTTTAAAATCTGACAAGACATATTACTTACTGGAGCAACGGGTACGTGAGTAAATTCTGTTTGTAAATTACTAGGAACTACTAAATTAGAAGAATCAACAAAGTTAGTAATAAATAAAAACAACTTATCATTGGCTTCATCTTTACAAAAACCTATACATTCAAATCCATAGTTATACAACCTGTTACCGTCAAGTTGTTTTAAAATTTCATTTCCTTTTATATTTTCAAGAGCACCAACATCTGATCCTTCTGACCTGCTTACAGATATGTTTGTAGCGTTTCTATATTCGTTGTTAGGTACAATTCTGGAGTCTGAGTCTTTATTCATCTTAGACGCCATAAAAGTATTCTTTACTTCGGCCATACTTAATGTTTAATCCATTTAGATTTGTTTCTAAATACTTGAGCTATTTCCTCTGTTTTAATATTGCTTAATCTTATTTTAGCGTTTCTTAAAGTGCTTGATCTTTCTCTCTTGTATCTACTCACTATGTATTCAGGAACTTGAGATCTTGTAGAAAGCACCCCGTGCATTATATGCATATATAAAGCTTGCTCTGCCATCTTAGGAACTAACATATCTTCATCATAAGCTAATCCGTCTGATATGTATTCAAATATAACAAGCTTACCAGCTAAGTCACTTGATACCGATATTGAGCCTAATCTTTCATTTATTGTGAATTTTCCATTTACATTAGCTTCTTCTGGTTGTAGTCCATATTTCTGACCCATTAAACCTTGTCTAGGTGATATTCTATAATCTGAAGGGGCTAAGCCATTTCCATTTATACTATTCCAAGCTGTTTCAGTTAAAGACTGCTCAGCCAGCGTATTATCTCCGAAAGAACTTTGTATATAATTACCTTGACCATCTTGAAGAGGTAAGTCAGTAGGGTTTGAAGTTACTCTAGTTGGGTAAACGACATGTTTAGCACCTACTCGATCTATCCAAGATAGTTTTACATAGTTAACATAATCTTGAGGAAGAGGAAAAGAAAGGCTTATTGGTATATTTATTTCTTGAGACTTTACTGTATTTAATGTGTCGTAGCTAAACTCTTGAAGACCTCTTTTAGCATGAAAAAGAATATCTTGTTTTTTAACTTTTCTTATTAACTTATCTTCCCCTACGTAACCAACTATAAAGTTGTTTACTAATTCTTTTAGTTTTATATACCTATAATTACCATAGTTATTATTTACAGCAAACTTTTTTAATTCTATATAGAAAAAGCCATCATAAATAAAGTTAACATCTGGAGGTAATATTTCAATTTCACCGGTATATTCATTAGATACTCTAATTAACGCTTCATCTATTTCCACGTATGTAGGTGAGCTTGTGGGTCTATAATATATTGTAAAGTTAGAGCTTGAAGCAACTTGAGTAAACAAAAGGTTAATACCTGTTTGTATTTTTGGCAAATCATAAGCACTTGTTGGTGTGGTATCAAATCCCCATATACCTCCATTTATAAACAAAGAGTCACCAGGGTTAGCTGTTGACATCTTATCCAGTACTTGTTGACCAGCGTAGTATTGACCGTTGTGTTCTGTTATAAGTCCCATTTATTATTGTTTTTCGTTTACTTCTTCTTGCTGTATTTCATTAGTAGCCACTTGAACTATTGAAGGATCTTTTATTACTACACCAGCATAAAGTAATATATTTATAACTACTTCTATTTGTTCTGAATTATGTAATTCAAAATTAACAGAGTTACTTTGATCATACACATAAGCGCCATTAGCTATTGTAGTAAAAGCCCATTGTATGTCATTAGGCTTTTTAACATACGAAACTCTTAATAGGTTCATGTTGTTAGGAAAAGGAATAACCTTATTGTCTTCATATAAGTATATGGGACAATCAAAGTCTGGCTTTGTAAGTGGAGATTTATTTATGTTATAAAACTCTGTTCTACCTACTCTTTGTAATTCTGCGGCAGTCTCTGTCATTGGAAAAGCCGGTGGGCTTTGTGTAGGAACTGGAGGAAATGTAGCCTTGTCAAATGTAACAGTATTTATTCTGTATAAATTACCTGGACATTCAAAAAATCTGTAATATGGAGGTTCTGTAGCAGCTGCAGCATTCATAACTGCCTCTGTTTTAAACTCTGCTATTTTTTCATCAATATTGGCAACTCTATCTGCATAATCAAACTCACTTTGAGAAACTCTAAGTTGTTGGTTTAAGTCTTCAAAGTATCTTTCAAATATTCTTCTCTGTACTTGCGTTGCTGTTTTATTAAACTCTTGAGGCGTCATATAGCCTCTTTGCTCTTTGTTTAATATAAGCAAAACAGTTTGGTATACATCATTTACGTTTATTGCCATTATGAATATTTTAAAAAGAGAGGCTACTTGTGTAACCCCTCGTATTTATAATCACTTGTTATTTAAGTTTTTTCTGTATAGATTTTAAAACTTCTAAACCTTCATCAGTCTGAAACCAAACAGCTATAGCCGAAAATGCATTTTCTTCAAAAGGAACTTGCATTAGCTTTTTATTGCTACTACCCCATGACCAATTTCTTTGATCAGCGCTAAGTTTTATTATGCTCATTTCAGCAGCCTTAACAGCTATGTTTCTAAGTTCAACATTTGGATCTTCAGCTAACTCTAAGAATAAAACAGGATTTCTTTTAGCAAATATAAGTAAATCTCTTTTTATCTCCTTAGAAGCCATCTTTGATACATTAGATCCTATCTCAACTCTTAGTATAGCTTCCATTTGATCTATGTCCATACTAGTAGCCGCGTTTAACGCTTGTATTTCAGCCTCTATCCAGCTTAAATCTATTTCAGCTTCTTTTACCTTGTCTTCCTCAAAGTATATAACATCTTTTAGTGGATGATACATACTTAAAAGTTTTTGAAGGTTTGTTTTTTCTTTAGGAACTGCTAATACACCATCTTGAAAAACTATATGACCTAATGTTGCTGATCCTGATTGTTTGTCTACAAAACAAGAATCTTGATTAGTAGCATATCTAAGCTCTCTATTAGTTTTTTCTTCTTCGTCCCAATACATTAAAGGTTTTTTAGCCGTGTGTTTAGCACCTATAGTGTGTGTTAAAGGTTTTTTATCACCTTTTAATACGTATAACCTGTCTCTATATTCCCAGGTATCTTTTGCTACAGGCTTAGCTGTAGTCTTTTTTTCTTTTGTTTCCATAATATAATATAATATAAATAGCTAGAGCGCTTTCGCGCCCTAGCATAATTGTGTTTTTACTTCTTGAATAATAAGAAGTTGTTAGCAGCTTGAACACAAAGACATCTCTCAGATAAGAAATGTACTTCCATTGCATCAACATCGTTAGTGTAAACACCACCGACAGATCCAGTAATCCAAGACTTGTAACGTCTATCTTCAGTTTCAGAAGCTCTATATCTTACGTGTAAGAACGGTCTTCTAATGTTTGCACCTAACATTTGATCGTAAACTGTAGAAGTTCCAGCAGGAACTAAAACACCATCAATGTCAGCAAACATACCTCTTGTAGTTGGGTCATTTAAGTATTTCCAATCAGTTTTGTAGAAGTCATAAGAACCTCTTCTAAAACCTGAAAATCCTAAATTAAGAGCCATATCAGCGTCATTGTCAAAAAGACCATAAGCAGATCCAGTTCCCTGTACACCACCTACTTCAGATAACATATCATCAAAGTCTAAGTTCATAGCTCTGTTTAAGAATAACATGTTTTCTTCAATAGCACCTTGCTTGTCTAGGTTTTGTAAGATTTTATCAAAATCATCTAAACCTTGTGTGGCAGCAAATCCAGTGTATACATTTCCTCTTTTTTCAATAGCCTCAAACATACCTTCTGTACCTTCTTCACCAGCATTACCACCATCGTTAGTAATACCTTCAACCATTGCCATTTCAAGATAATCATCATATCTTAATCTAGTTTCTGATTCTGCTTTTAAGTACCATAAGTATCCAGATGTTCCGTCTTCAGTAGCAACTTCAACCCATCCAATTTGAGAGGCATCAGAACCGTTAACTTCGTATCTATCTTTAATAATAATTGGCTTGTTAGCGAAAGAAGTAAACTTAGGTTGTAAAGCACCAATCATTCCAGCGCTTCCTTTAGAAAACTCTGAACCATAAACAAATAGTTTAACAGCAGTATCGTTAGCTATTTTGTCGTTGATGTCAGTTAAACCATAAGCTACCACTGTTAATTCAGCTTTGTAAGGTGATGCATCACTACCAGCTCCAGAAACAGTCACAGCTGTAACTTTAGCTTTGATAGTTTCTTTACCTGCTGCATCATTAACAGCAATAGTAGCACCTTTTCTTACAGCGCAAGTTGGCTCGTCGTTTGGTAATGTAATTTCAATTTTAGTACCAGATGTAACCTTTGCGTCACTATAACCAATGTGTAGTCTATTTTGTTCAGACCAAATTACTTGGTCAGAAGTCATAGGCATTTCTGCACCTACCATTCTCAAGAAACCACCTAAAGTTCGGTTTCCGTATCTTTCTACTTCTGCTTCGTAAAGTTCTGGTAGAAATTGTTGTGTCCAATCAGCTGAGCCGTCGTGAAAATTAAGATAATTTTGTTGAGTAACGAACTTAGACTCTGCTGGCATAGGAGAGATTGAAAATCTTCCCTTTGGATCGTTGTTTGCGAATTGTCCCGCCATTTTTTTCTAATTTTTAATTGTTATCGTTTTTTAATTTTCAATTTAGAACTATCTATACCTGATATAGCTTTAACTTTCCATCCGTTTACAAATACTTCCCCGTTGGAAACTTTCCTAGGTTCGTCATTAATATTGTTAGATTTAGACATAATGTCTTTAGTTGCATCAGCTTTTCCTTGTTCGTAAAAGTGATTTGCTATAGTATCAGCATTTCGTGCAGCGAAAAGAGCTTTATGATATTTATCCATATTCTTAATTTCACCGTCTTCTATAAAGTCACTTAAAAAGTTATCTATATTAGACTGCTTATTAACAGCTGAATCAACATCATTTACCCTATAGTTAAATCTTTTTTCTCCGACGTTAAACTCAAAACCTTTGAAGTCGTCTTGAAAAAAATCTTTAGTTCTATTAGTAAAACTCTGTCTAACTTCATCTACACGTGCTAGATCCTCATTGTATCTATTGAAAAAGTCCATAGCTTTTTTCTGCTCGTTAGTAACATTAGGCCTATTTTTAATTTCAGCATAATATTTATCTTTCAAGCCGTCTAAAAACGTACGGGCTTTAGCAATTTCTTCTTTATAAGCGAGTTTCTTTTTCTTTATGTCTCGCTCTTCATCCATTTCTTCATCATAGGAAAAATTATCTTCCATAATAAAATCTACTTCTCCTTGATCAAGATGTGGTTTAGTATTTTTATAATATTCTCTTAATAGAGCTTTATCATCAATATCGCTGTAGTCAGCGCTTATTCTAACGTAGTCTTCAACAGTTCCGCCTGTATCTTCCATAAATGAAACTAACTTTTCGATGTTTTCAGGTAGTTGTTTGCCTAAAACTTTTTCATCTCTTATCGCTTCCTTTACTTTATTTTCTACTTTTTTAACTTGCTCTTTTTCTTGAACAGTTAACTCTTGTATTGGCGAAGTTTCTTTTTCTGGTTTTTCTTCTGTTGGTTTTTCTGTTTCAGTTTTTTCTGCAACTTGTTCTACTACTGGTTGCTCTACTTTTTCAACTGGTTTTTCAGCTAAATTAATTTTAGCATCTACGTTTTCTTTTTCTTTGTTTCTAGATAAATCAATTTTAGCATCTTTATCTTGATTTACCAATTTTTTAGGTTTCTTTTTAATTTTAAAGTCACCCTCTTGTTTTACTTCGACTTTTGACATAATATAATATAATAGTTAATAATTATCTAGGAACAAACTGTTCTAGATTAAAGCCACCATCTAAAGTGTCATTACCGGCAGATTCAAAGTTTATTGGTGTTAAGTTATTTTTTCTTTGATCTATCATTTCACTTTGTTGAGAGGCTTGTATTTTTGTTCTTTGATCTTTACGATCTTCAACTTCTTTTAATTTTTCGTTATCTTGATTTAGCTTAGATGAGTTTAATTTCATGTTATATTGAAACTCCTGCTCCATTAATTGCATTTTTATTTGAGCTTCTTCTCTCATTTTAGCAGTGGCAAACTCTGATTTCATTTTTTCTAACTGTATACTTTGTTCAGTTAACACTTGTTGTTTTTGAGTTTCAGCTAAAGCAGTTTGTTCTGCTAATTGAGCATTTGCTTGAGCTTGAGCTTGTATATTAGCTTGCTGTGCCTCTTGATCAGCTTTAGCTTTTTGCTTTCTTTTAAGCTTAAGCATTTGGTTAGCTAATTTTAGGTTTTTAACTTGCCTAATGTCTATAGCATCTTCTAAGTTTATACCTCCGCCTTGAAGAGCCACCTGTATGTTTTGTTCTAACATAGCTTTTTGCTCTTCGTCAGGCTCTAGCTCTAAGTAAATACCAAAATCTCTTAGATGTAAATTATCTATGTCTGCAAGCGTGCCTACATTATAAGAGCTTATACTATACTTTAAACTTTCGTTTGTTAAAGAAAACTTTAAAGAGTCTGATATTCTCAATGCAACATTTTCACAAGTTCTTAAAGTTAAATACAGGCAAGATTGAAGTATATGTCTTGTAGCCACATTTGAATTAGCAGCTGCTAACTTTTGTAAACCTACTAACGCGTTTTTATCTGTCGTGCTAGCGTCTCTTGCTTCATTTAATCCTGTCACATCCCTTATCATTTGTAAGTAATATTGATAAGTTTGTATAAGAGATCCTATTTTAGACTGAGCTGCTGAGGTTTGTAGTTCTTGTATTGGAATTTTACCCGGGTTCATACCACCGTCTTGTGTCATTGACCTACCTACAATACTACCAGTTTGAAAATACATATTTAATGCTTCTGCAGGGTTGTAGCTAGTTCCATTACCAAGATCAACTTCTGACAAACCATCTACATCCATATACACACCATCTGGAACCATTCTTGACAATACTTGTTGTAGCTTTAAATGTGTTATTTGTATCATATCAGCAAAACCTGTTATTCTACTAACAGTAGACTCTATTCTACCTTTATACATTTTAGGAGCTACAATATTGTAGTTCATATTAACTTTAACAGTATTACTGTTAGGCCTTGTCATGTTTTCAGCTATTCTCCAGTTCAACATTTTGTTGTGACCTAATATTTTAGCGCCCGTATATAAAACCTCTATTGATCTAAAAGCTTTATCAAAAGAGTCATTTTCTGGTGGATTAAAATCATCTCCTTTTTCTAAAGACTTTTCTAAACCTTGAGCTGTTTGCTTTATTTTAAACACTTGATTAGTGAAAGTTTTATATTCAAAATATAACACTTGAACTGTATCATCGTTTTGCCTGTCACTAAAATTTCTTCCGTAACTATAAGAATCTGGATATTTTTGTATTTCAGAAAGATCTTGCTCTGAAAGATATGGAAATTGTTTTTTAAGCTCTGGCAAGCTAACTGACTTCACTTCACCTACATAATATAAATCATCAAAATTAGGATCTTCAGTGTAAGAATAAACAATATTAGTTGGGTCAACATACTCAACCTTAACGCCCTCTGATCTATTAAAGCCTGTTTTAACTGCGGCTATGCCTAAAACAGTTAAATCTTCTACTAACCTTCTTTTTATTAAATCATATTTATTTCTTGAAAGCGTGTTATTTATAGCTTCTTCTTCTGCTATTTCTATTGACTGTTTATAGTCTAATTGCATATGCAAGTCAAGCTCTTGTTCGTCTTCAGGAAGCTTGTCAGGGTCGTCAACATTAAACACATCAATGTTAGCTGTGTTCTTTAATTTCATCAAAAGATCTTTAGCTTGCATGTCTCTTAGTAAGTTAGCAGCATAGTCAGTTCTTTGTTTTAGAGAAGCTGGATCTTGAGCAAAGGCTTTTATTTGGTAATCTTTAGAAGATATTCCATTTATTAAAATATCAACAAACTTAGGTATTATTGGTATTGGCCTCCAATCTAAGTTTAAATAAGACAAGTCACCATTTATAGATAATTCATCTTTATATTTTTGTATTGACTGTTCACCTCTAGCATATAATCTAAGTCTATGAAAATTGTTGTAGTTAGTTCTAAACCTGTCATTCATACCAGCCCCAGCATCAACTTTAAACCATTCTCCCTCTATAGCTTTTGCAACTTGCAGGCCATAATCTAAACTAGCTTTTTCTTCGTTTGAAACAAGCTGACTTGGAAATGAACTATTAAAATTTGTGTTTATTTTCATTTATATCATTTTTGAAACATAACTTTCATTATCATATCTTCTTATACCTAAGTTAATAGACTTTGTAGTTCTTTTATCTACTGGTACATATCTATTTTTATTACAAGCCATTATAGCTAAACCTGAGCTTATAGAAGCATCATGCTTAGTTCTGTTGTTAATATTAAATTGAGACCAGTCTTCTAATGTTTTTTGAAAATACATATCTCCATGTACTTCTTCTTTAATACCCACATAACTTTCTATATAGCTTTCTATAGCAGCAGCGTGAGCTTGCTTAATATCTTCACTTGAGTTTGGTATACCACCTATTTCTTTTTCTGTAATGGAAAGCTTGTTCCATACTTTATCAGGTCTGTTTATACTAAATTTTCTATAACCTTTTCTTTTTAAATAATATAATAATCTAGGTTTGTTATTTTCAGCAAGTATAGGCATTCCATAAAAATGAAGCGCCATTAAAACATCTTCAAAAAACAGCTCTGCTGTTTGAGGTCTAGCTATATATTCTAAAAAAAACATATTAGCAGGAGCTTCTTCCATACTAAACTTTGTCAGTCCATGTAATGCTCCTTTAGAGCCGCGACCATCAACAGTACCGCTAATATCATAAGAGTCACAGCCGAAAGCTCCAACGTGTTCGTTAGCAGGGTATTTAATGCCATTTTTTATAATTACTTTATTTTGTAGCTCTAGTGGTGGTATCCAAGACACTAAAAATCTACCATTATTGTTTGGGTTAAAAATAACTTTTTCACCTTCTATTGCCCAAGAAAAACTACCTTTAGTTATTTTTAATTTATTATCATACTCTTCATTATAGTCTATTTGCTCATATATTTTAGTTAGATTAAATAAACTATTTTTAGTTTCATCTCTAAACGCGTGCTGTTCAGTTCTTGGAAATTGTCTATAATATTCGTTTAAACTGTCTTGATCTCCTTTTAAACCTTCGACTTCATTTTCCCAGTGTTCAATAACTCCTGTTGTAATTTCATAACCATCTGCTCCTTTGACACTATTTTGTCCTCTAATGAATACAGGCAATCCGTAAGTATCGATGAATCCCTCGTAGTTCCACTCCATAGGTATGAACAAGCTATAGAGTCCAGAAGCCGTTTGTCCGTTTCTATTTCTTTTAACAACGTCTGAACTTTCGTATAATTTTTTAAAATTGTCTCCACCTTTGTCTAAAGCATTTGATGTTGAGCCCATCATACATTTACCCACGATCTTAGATCCTAGTCTTAATGTAGTTTTTGTAACCCTCCAGTTGTTTAATATATTGTCAGGTCTTTCCCATTTACCACTTTCATCATGAGCTAATAGTTTTAGCTTTTCACCATCGTAAGAGTTATCACCCGTGTTTTTCCAGTCAATAGTTGTATCAAGTCCTTCTAGTTCTCTAAGTTGTTCATTCGTTTCCAGCTTTCTTCTAGTAAGTTTGGATGCCGGAACCCTATATGCCAACTCAGTTTTTGGCCGATCCATACCGTCTTGAATTGGTTTGAAGAAAAACGGATAATTAACGGATATTGGGACAACTTTATCTGTAAACATTTTTTTGGCATCGGCTCCAGACTTGGAAAGTATACCGAATCTAGCATCGGAAGATATTGTAGCTTGGTTGACAAGTTCCGCGCTTGACATAAAAGAGAATCCAGATCGTCTGTTTTTAAGGTAACACATACCATAGCATCTTGCGTCTGCTTTACATGCTTCCCAAAATATAAAGAAGAGTCTGTTTGATTCCCTATAGTCTGGTGCCCCAACGTCGATTTTTGACCATTGCAAGTACATGTAATGAGTACCAGTAATATATACAGGATTGCCACGGTTGAAGAAATGAAAACCTTCTTCTCTACGCTTAAATTCTTTGTCGATATAGTCATACCATTTTTCTTTAAAATCTGATGGGTACTCTTCCCAATCAAATCTGCTTTTTATTTTGCTTAGTTCTTTTGGGTATTCTTGCTTTTCCCAATATTGTTCCGCTTCTTTTTTACTTCGTTTAAACGGTTCATCTGTTGCTGGTAAAGCAATCCTGAGATTTTGTATTTCAATGATTTGTCCAATTTCACCTGTTTTACTTATTACTATAAAATCATAATCAGAGTTATAACCATACTCCCATTTTTTAAACCTATTGTTTTTAGCTAATATTTTAGGATTAACAATGTCCTTAATTTCTTTCCAAAGAGTTTGCTGGTAACTCACTTACTTCTCCCTTCTGCAAAACCTTTAAAAGTTTTTTCTACTTTAACTTCTTTAGGTTTTTCATTTAACATATCTTCCTCTGCATCTATACGTTGAAGTATTTCAAAAGCATCCATTATAGCTAGCTTTTTAGTAGCGGCAGCATTTTTTAATCTATCAGCGCTTATGTCGTCGTCTGAGTCAACAATCTTCTCTTTTGCTACCTTAATTAGTTCTTCAATAGCCTTTTGCCCAGCTTGGATTATTTTCTTCTTCGTTTCCTTGGTATTCATGCGTTAAAGCTATGTTATTTGATTTCATACAATAAAGTCTTTCACCTTCTATAATAAACTCAAATTCAGAGTCAGGTGTAAACGTTACAAGCGTCCCAGGTGTTATTCCTATGGCTTCTAAAGCATTATTAGTATATTTCACTATACCAACGTTAGGTTGCTCGTTTCTATTCTCTAATAAGTTTTGGTTTTTAATTGGTTTAACAAAGCAGTAGTTTAAGTGAGATGTTAAATTATACATATATACTTGATCAGGATATGCAAAATATAAGTTATCTTTAAAATGTGTTGAAGAGTTTTTCTCTTCACCTCTTATATTATACCATCTTCTAAATATATTGTGATGTACGTAAACTTTATCACCTACTTTTATCTTTGAGGTAAAAGCTGCTGGAGTAGAAACAACAACAGCTTTTTTACTAACAAACCTATGATCTTCAATACTTGAATTAATGATAAGATTTTTTCCTTCAATTTTTTTGATATTTTCATATCTTTCACTTAAAGGTCTTACAATAAAACTATATAAACTTTTCATTAATACTTCAAGTCAAACTCAATCGAAACAGACATATTTTTATTAAACTTTTTCCAAGGTAAAACCTCATCATTTTTAGAAATAAAAATATTATAAGACTGATCACTATCTTCAAAAAGAATATCACTAATTATATGTCCACCATAAACTTCTTGACCTACAGAATAATGCATTGCATCATTCTTGTAGTCAGAACCTATGCTAATTTTTCTAATTTTCTTCATTAGTAACTAATGGAGATATAGTGCCTGTTTCTAAATCTATATTTACAGCTCCGTATTTTTTTTCCAAATCTAATTTAATAGTTTCCATTTTGGAACTGTTCTCTTCGAGCTCTTTAGTTCTTAGTATCTTAGTGTACTCAAGCTTACCTATTTCATTAAGTAAACCAGATAAACCGCTTTGAGCTTCTTTAATAGATTCTAACTCTTTTTTTGTTACTTTTTTTGCTTTTGATTTTGACATTTTATTTAATTTAATTTAATTTAATTGTTATTGTTATTGTTGTATTTATATAATTACCTATATAAGCGCTTATTTACTATTATGTATAAGGTTCCAGCGATATTCTAAACTTATTACCAGTATCATTATTAACTGCGTAAAGTTCATCATCAGCTGTCCCAACTTGTATAGTCCAGTTACCTTTAGAACCGTCAAAGTCGTTCTCTTGAGTAGCTTTTATATTTAACTCACCAGCTTCAAACTCACCAAACTCTATATTACCATCTGTATCTTTTGCTTTCAAAAAATCACCTACAACAGGGGCGCTCGCACCACCAATAGTATGTAAATCTATTTGAATTTCTTTTTTTGATCTAAGTCTTATAGCAGCCTTCGCACCACCGCCGTTTGAAGATATTAATATAGAACCTTCATTACCTGAGTTAGTGCTAGTTTTTAATTCTATAGCACTTGGAGGACCTCCTTGTCCACCTCCATAACTAAAAGTTGCATCAACGGTAATTCCTTTTGCTTTAAGTGTTCCCAGAGATTTACCCTCTATTAGCATGTTATCATAATACGTTGTAATACCGTTTGGTGTTAGCTCTGTTCTATGAACGAAATCTGTAGGTGATCCAGTGACTGGTATATCACTGCTGGCATTATAAACAACAAAGTTTTTAGAACTGTTAAAAGGATCTCCTTTTATTTTAACTGTGTCATATACGCCTTGAGTTGTTGTGTTTACATAACCAACAAGACCTTGAATTTTACTTAAATCTACCTCAGATGCTAAATCTGATATTCTTACATTTGCCATAATTTCTTTTAATTTTAAACTGGGTTTGGAGCTTCTGCTATTTCTAGTGATCCAACATAAGGGTAAGCTAAGTCAAGTATTCTACCATCCTCGTGTAACAGGTAGTATTCTTTATTGGTTACTCTGTTAAGATTTTTATCTCCTTGATGAGGAATTGTATAACCTATACCTAACCACATATTAATAAAGTGCTACTAGTTCTCCCGCATTAAGTATGCCACCTGCACTTCTTACAGCTTTAACTAAGATGGGTAAAAACATACCTTCTTTTACGTTATTAAACACGCATATCTCTCCCGACTCCATTACTACATCAAGCTGTGCAATGTCTTTACCTATGTATAAACAAACACCGTTTGAAAACTCACTTTCTGTTCCTGGTATTGGATCACCAAACGTGTAGTTCTTGACGAATGTTCCACCAGCAGCTGGATTAGTCACTAAAGATACCGCATCGTGAGCAAATACCCTTGGGTTACTTTGGAAATTTCCTGTTACTCCTCTTGCCATTTTTTTATTTTTTTATTTTTGTTATTTTTTCAGCGCCTCTGGATCCAAAGTACGCTACATATACTGTAATTAGTAAAGTTTTTAATAATTCAACCCACGCTGTATCTACATCGAATAGAGTGTGAAATGAATCTATTATTATTAATATCGTTGAAGCAAACGTTAAGTATATTAAAGTTAAAGGTCTTGTGTTTTTGCTTAACCAAGAATCAGACTTCATATCTGAACTCCATCTATTTGATATTTCTTTAAGTTCTACTAAGTCTTGTTCTATCAACTTCATGGCCTGCTCTTTGTCTACTGCTTTAATCTTATTATCACTTGATATTAAATTTTTTACAATACCTAAAGTGCCTTGGTCTGGAAGTATGTCGCCTACAGCGTCTAAAACTTTAGGAGCTTTACTAGCTAAAAAAGCTCCAACCTTAGTATCTTTTAATTTCTTCTTACTCATCACTTCTTGTATCTAGAACTTCCACAATTTCTTAACATAGGGGCTTTACCTTGCTCTTGCTTATAAGTAGCAGGAGCTTTATCCGCCTTTCCTTCAGGATCTATTTGACTTTGAACATCTGGAGGTAAAGATCTAAACCCAGCATTAAAAGTGATAGGGTTTTCTGCTCCGCTTCCACAAGAACCTCCATCTGCCGTAAGTCCAAAACATTTTTTAAAAGCATTCCAAACACCTGGGTTTGTTTTAGTCTTTTGATGTTTGTCTTTTTGCTTTGTGGTTCTATTAAAGTTACCTTTAGTTTTTATTTTTTTTCTTTTAGGGGGTTTGTTAAATACTTCCATTTTATTATTCTTTATCGTAAGCTTCTTTTTCCCATGGTAAAGACTTGCAGCCTTCTTTCATTTCAGCTCTTGAATATTTCTTACCTTTCCACACGACGTAATCATCGTCGTAAGTTAAATCACCTCTTTCTATTTGATCTAAATGTACTTTTTCGTGATCACAAACTTTTTTTATCAATTTAGGATCTGTAACCTCACAGTTTAAACTTATACTTCCAGACTTGTTAGCTCTTCCTAACACATCTTCTGTTTCTTTAGTTAAGTAAACAGGTGTGTTGTCTATTTCGTAAGGTGGTTTTATTTTAAATGCCATTTTATTTTTTTCTACCTTTTCTAGCTTTACCTTTTACAGCATCGTCAATATCCCCTATTTGATTACCTACTTCTTTTATAGCTTTAGCAACGTCATTTAATTCTTTAGCTGTAAGTTTATATCTTTTCTTAATCTCTTTTAAAGTAGCTAATGCTTTTTCGTCTATGCTAGTTTTACTCCAAAGTAAAGACCAAACATCTTTTAAATATTGTTTTGTTAATTTCCACATAATATATTTTTTAACATTTCCACCTACGTCTAGCGGCTTTACCTCTTTCACCTGTCCAACCTTTTGATCTAGCACAAAATGATTTTCTTCTTTTAGCTGCTTTACTACCTGGTTTAACTTTTCCAGTTACAGCAGTTTTAAGTTTACTACCTGGGTTTTTCTTTCTATATTCTTTAACTCCCTTAGAAGTCATTCCAGCACCCTCCTCAGTTGTTCTAAAGTTTCTTCCCTTACCTTTTGTAGTTTTTCTTATTTTACCTTTTTTAGGAAAAGGACTACTTGGCTGAGTATACATTATTGTTTTATTTTAACGCAGTTGTTAACCATCTTAGGTTTTCCACTCTTAGTTTTTTTACCACTAGGCGATTTCTTTTTACCTTCAGCTCTATATCCAGGCCAACAGGAATTTTTTGCTCTTTGAAACGGACTTCCACTCATGATTATGATTTTTTATATGATTTTAAAAATTCTACTAAAACTTTTAAGTCTGATTTTATTTCAGCTAAACCAACTTTAACCTCCTCCATGTTTTTAGCCATAGTCTCGTGCCTTTTTTCAAAAGTTGTTTTAACCTCTCTAATACTAAAAAAGAAAAACTTATATAAAGCGTATGAAGCTGCCACTGCTATTACTAGCGATAATCCAAATTCTCTTATTAGCTCTAGTACTTCTTTCATTATAATTTTCTACCTTTTTTATCTACTTTAACCTCTTTAACTATAACTCTAGTGTTAGGTTTTTTATTTCTTAATTCTTCCAACTGCTTGTTTAGCTCGTCTAGCTTGCTATCTGCCTCAGTACCGTCTTGTATCATAGTAGACGTTATCTTAACCTCTTCACTAAGTATATCAACCTCTTGTTGCATTACTTCAACACTTTCTTTTAGAGACATTATCATTTCCTCGTTCCACTTTTCTTTTAGTTCGTATTCTAATCGTGTAACTTCAGTTGGCGGTAATGTTTTAGCTTCTTCAATATCTGCTTGTAATGTATAATACATACCAACAAAAGATGCTGTAATTGATATTATAGCTATAACAGTTTTTAAGTCAAGTTGTATGTTTGTGTTTTCAGAGATCTTTGTACTCATTAGTTGCGTCAAATGATGGGCATGCTTTATTAGCAAACTCATTGTGTGAATAAATAGTAGCAAGCGGGAACATAGCCATTAATGTTTTCAACACATGTAATAGACTTTCTTTTTGCGCTTCTGTTCTTGTGTCTTTTGGTGTTTTACCGTCAGCCTCTACGCCTCCGCAATAACACACCCCTATTGAATTTCTATTGTGATTTTTACAATGAGCCCCTGATCGATCTATATCTCTTCCTTTCCATATTTTACCATTTATATCAATATAGAAATGATAGCCTATGTCTGACCAACCTCTACCTTCAACGTGCCATTTTTTAATAGTATCAACTGATATATCTTGACCTTCTCTAGTAGCAGAGCAATGTATAATAATTTCGTTTATGCTTCTCATCTTTTACCTTTATTCATTAAGTACCACTTGTTAGTAGTGTACCCAATAGTTACTAATAATAGTAGTATAGACAACACAGGCTCAAGCCAACCTAGTCCCACTATGGTAGCCGATGTTATATTTAAACAATATAACTTTATGTCCTCTATGCCCATTATTTAACTCTTTGAGCGTTTAAAGCTGCGTTACCTTTGTATTCAGGAGCTTCAATTGAAAACCCAGGTAAAGAGCAAGAATCGCCCATCTTTTTCATATTTTTATCTTCAGGGATGTGGCATGCTTGAGTAACACACTCGTATGACTTTTTCATAATTTAGTTTTTATTTATTAATATTTTTTAGAACAACCTGTTTTAGCAAGAGGCCCAGAAGATTTAGCTTCAGCTTCTTTGTCGTATATTTTTCCTTTATAAGTTAATCCAGATCCCGCACCTGAACCTAATGTGCTAATGTCATATGCGTTTTTATCAACCTTTTCAGATAACTCTTCTACAGCTGCTGTAAGCTCTTCACTTCCACCACCACTTTCATTGGCAGCTTGCATATCTTGAGTTTCAAAAACGTCAGTACCAAGAACAGCGTTAGCACTTGTTTTTAGAGCGTTACCAGCTCTAGCTTTAAAACCTTGTCCCTTTAAGTCTTTATCAGCAAAACCTTTTATAAGGCCAACTGTTCCTTGAATAGCTTTTCCTATGAATTTATTTGGTGACTCTTCACCTTTTTGATTATATCTACCAGGTGCTGGTAATTTTTTCATTTTATATGACATATCTTTATTTTTTACTTGAGAATAAAGGGTTTTTACCTACTTTAACAATACCATTATTACTTCTTCTATTTTTATTGTTCTTTGTGCTCTTTTTTGTTTTTGTAGTTTTTGACTTTTTATCAGTCTTTTTTCTTTCTTTGAAAAGGTCTTTTTTAACTTTTTTCACTCCTTTTCCACCAGTTGGTTCTGGTGATTGCTTAGGCTTGTTACCCTCTGTCTTAGGTTTTGGAGCAGCTGGATTAAGTTGTACTTCTTGTCCACTAGCAATGTTAGCAGTAGATGTTGTTCCAGGATTTTTACTTAATCCGCTTTGTACATCAAGCTTTTTATTAGGATCAAAAGGTGAAATTCCTGCAAAGTTTGAAAAATCAGCTTTTTTCTTTTTTGGTATATTGAAAACATTATCACCACCCAAAGAAGAAATCTTTTCAAAGCTTGTTACAACATTGTCCGCGCCTTTAACTCTTCTAAAAGTACCGTTTTTATTAGTTATTATCTCAGGCTTATTAACATCCTTAACATTGCTCGTATTTCCTTTAACATTTGAGCTAATAGATGGTTTTACAGCTTTAGTATTATTACTAGTTTTAGAAGATACTATGTTTGTGTTACCACCTGAGTGAGTTTTGTGAATGCTTTTTGTATTACCAGCGTCTCCTTTTCTACTACTTACTTGAACACCACTTTGATCAAACTCTCCTAAATATTCAGATTTTTTTTGTTTAGAATTATTCTGAGTTTTATTAAGATCAGTTGCACTTCTGAGTTTGTCTATTATAGCTTGATAATGAGCTTCGCCAACTTCATCACCCTTTTCTCTCATTTCTGTTCTTTTATTAACAGCATTGTTTAATCCTGGAAACCACTTACCTTTATTATTGTAGCCTTCTTGAAATAAAGGATTACTAATTTTGAGGTATCCTTGTGCACCTGGGTCTGTATTAGATGTCTTCTTGTTTAGATCAGGTTTAACTGGCGCAGGATTATTCGTTGACTTTGGTGGAGGGTTATTTGCGGGCTTAGCTTCAGGCTTACCAAAAGGATTAGTACGACTAATTTTCTTTCCTTTTTTTATCTCGCCTTCAACGTCACGTACAATTATTATATTTCTTTTTTTCCACTTTGGCTTATTTGGATCTTTAGACACATCTTCCCAGTAAGGCTTATGGTTTATACCATATTGAGTATCTTTACCTATTAAATTAGGATTAAACTTAGTATTTACACCATCACTAGTAGATTTAGAACTTTCAACAGCATTTTTAGCATTATTTGGGTTAGATGTGCTTTTACCATCGCTAGTAGGTTTTGATTTATTACTGTTACTAGCAGGTGGCTTAGACATGTTTCCAGTTGATGGATTAACGCTTGCTGTACTCTCACTAGTAGTATAAGTAGTTCCATCAATTACAGCGCTATTTTGTTTTGTTGCAGTTACAGCGCCTACTGCAGTGTTTGGAACGTTTCTTGTAGGATCACTTAAAGATCCACTAACTTTCATATTAGAACCTACTACATCGTGATTTAAAGCTTTAGCGTCTATATTAGTTATTTTAGCAAATGGAGACATTGGGGCTGCTAAAGGTTGATAAGCACCAAAAGAGCCGCTGCTAGAATTAATTTTAGGATCAGCAGATCCAGATTGAGCAACCTCTTCTTTGTTATTTTTTTTAGCAATCATATTTTTAATAAGACCGCCAGCCTTTTTAGTAGCCTCTGGATTACTAGCAGCAAATTTAGCTATGGCAGGTAGAACTTTTGCTCCTACGGCAGCTATTGCCCCTACCGCTTTAGTCGGTGCTTGTTTTCTAACTTGTCTGTTTTTTTTGCTTAATTTAGACATATCCTCTTGTTTTATCTTTATTTAAGTAATCTATAGATTTAGAGATTACTTTATGAATATATTTATTACTTTTATCTATTTTACCTTTAACTATATCTTCTTCACCTAACATGATACGATACATTCTACTTATTAGCTGTTTACACTTTAAGGAAACTTTATATATATGATATTTTTGGGTTGTGCGATTTCTTTCTCTCCACACTATAATCCACCCTTGTTTCAATAATCTGTTCCAGCGTCTGTTATCCCAGCTATAAGAATATGTACCTCTTTTAAAATCATCTTTGTTAAAATGCTCAATAGAATCTAAATAAATCAGTAACTCTAAGTCAGCATCGTTTAAATTGTTGTTTTTACAAGCCCATTTTCTTATGATCCTGTAATGTTTTAATAAACCTATTTCCTTTAAATCTGAAGAAGTTAATCTTAACATTATTGTTTATTACTTACCTCCGTTTAATCCTATTAGAGCAGCAAGACTACCAACAAATCCTCCAGTCATTCCAACAACATTTCCAAAATGTTTTAAACCTTCCTTTTGTTTTGCTTTTGATTTTGTTTTTCTATATCTAGTTCTTTTATTTGTAAAACCTTCAATTCCTTCATCAGCATACTTACTTCTTTTACTTTTATTTATAGAAACTACACCTGATATATTCTCGCCAAATGTACCAGGCTTACCAGGAACTTTAGAAACAACTTGTTTTGTTTTAGTTTTTAAAACTGTTCCATCTTTGTCTAATTTCTGTACAGTCTTCTTGTCACCTAATTTAGATCCATCGCTTAAGGTAACTCTAGTTGGATCAGCATATTCTCTCTTTACAGTTGTGTTAGGAGCAAATATTTCTCTCGCTTTATCAGCTATTTTAACTTTAGTAATAGATGCTGCTTCTTGAGCAGTTTTATTAATACCTAATTTAACAGCCGTTGTAGCTTCATTTAAAGTTGGATTCTTTTTTCTAGCTCTTTTAGACATTTCATAATCCTTAGCAAGTTCAGGTTGTGTCTTTTCAGGCATTGCAACCTTTCTTATAGAGCCTGTTTTCATTGTATTAGCCGAAGACATATCAGCTATAGGTCTAGATTCCATTTGATCAGGCATTCCCATTTCTGGTTGTGGATTTTTTAATTTCCCAACAGTCCTTTGCATTCTTTCTACATCTTTTCTTGGCATATCTTTTTTTTTTACAGTATTATTACAACGTCATGTTCTTTAATGACTTTATAGTTTTCTTTTTTAATCTCTATGTTAAAACCCGCTGACCTGTCGTAATAAACTTCATCACCTTTGTTTAACGCTTTTACATCAGAGCCAGGTTCTACAACCTTAGCTCTTCTGTATCTTATA